CATATGTGTTAGCCACGGGGTCTCGATAATAAGCTTCTGAAGGAAGATAGACATATTATCAGCACGCTCCTTAGAAGCGGAGATAATCATGATCTTCTTCTCGTTATCTTTAAAGAGCGTCCAAAGAACGAACGCTCCAGTAATCCACGATTTACCTACTCCTCGGAACGCTTGGATCTGTAGACGCTTAGGACCGTATTGAAGGTAGTCAGCAATAGCGTATTGAGCACGTGTGGGGGATGGAAGCTCTAGCTGATCCCATAGGGCTTGAAGGAAAAGTTTAAAATCATCTTTCAAGAGTTCTAATGTATTCATCGTTTCTCCACGTAGCTGGTCCGTTAGGGGTGTTAGGTAAATGTTGTTTAACAGTAAATCCAGTTCTATCCTGGACAAACAATGGGTGTGTTTTAAGGGAGTCGTATTGTATATCAAACCATTGATCTTTCCGTAGCGTCCGCTTTAGTAGATCAATGTATTCGTAGCAATGTTTAACGTAGTTAAGGTAAAAGTCAGGATCAGTTGTGTAATCTTGGTACCATTGAATACGTTCCATGCTTTTTACAATGTCTTTAATAGGACGGTGCATGAACGCAAATTTAACGTTAGGTATAATGTGTGATAGCTCGACGACTGCTTTTAAAAGAAAGGGAGCTTGAACAACCGCATTAGGTGGTAAAGGCAAGCGGTAGTCAAGCTCATCAACGAACACACCTCCAATCTCTTGAGCAAGGATGTAACTAGCGATGCGTGAGCCTGCTCTCTGTGGTCCTGTAACAATGATTGGGGTGGTCATAGGTACAATCTAGCGTAAGGGGGAGTAGAGGGGTGTTAAAGGGCCGTATAGCGGCCAGTACGGGCTTTCCTACGAAGTTGATATGCTGACATAGGTTTAGTAAGCTTAGGAGTTTCAGTTACAGCTGGACCATAACGGCTAACTTCACCTGCCATTACTTGTTGTTCCCGTTCACGTTGAACATCACGCTCCATACGCATACGGATAGCTCCAGCTGTTACACCAGCAACCATAGCAGGAGCAGCAAGTGCGGGTACTTTAGTAGCAGCTAAACCGAGACCACCAGACACAGCTTCTAACCCACCGGCTACAGCTTCAGGTGTAGAAGTAGCTTGTTGTACGGAAGAAATACCCTCAGCTGCTTGAGCAACGTCTAAAGCACCTAGACCAACTGTAACAGCTGCCCCAAAAGGTAGTGCACTGAGAACTGCCTTACCGCCTTTAAAAATAAAAGGAGAGGTATACTGTTGAATAGCAGCTTTAACTTGCTCAGGATTAGCTGAAAGAATATTTCGACGTACAGCCAATTCTTCAGCCGTCATAGCAGTACTATATTCTGATCCGGCAATTTTATTTAACGCTTCCATAAGAGGTTTAGACTCTTCAATAGCTGCTAAACCTTCTTTACGTTGGAGTTCAAACTGAGGAGCCATTAATTGAGCAGCCTCTTTACCAGTACTTACATCATGTGTACCAGTAATTAATTTACTAACAGGAGCTGTAGTATGAGCTTTTGTAGTACTTAATTGCCCAGCTTTTGTAACGCCTAATTCTTGTAATGCTTCTCCTTCGAGTCCCTTCAGCTCATCACCAGACAAGTGCCAAGATCGAAAAAGGCTGAGCAAATTTTCAGGTACGTTACCCCAACGACCAAATGAATCACGTAAAATAGTCCTCGCTTCGCCACGTTCTGCTTGAGACAATTTGCGTAGGGTGTCACCACCAGTACGCTGAGCGAACAAATGATGAATTACATCAGACATCATTTGCTTACGTGATGTAGCAGTACCACGACTACTTTCGTCTAAAAGATTAGCTTCAATACTACGGATAGATTGAACTAATTCTTTTCCGGTAAGGTTTTTAGATCTAGCCATATCTAAAAGCTCACCATAAGCCTCAGGATTAGCGACTAGCTCACCAGAAAAACGGCCAATACGTTTAAATTCAGTTTGACTAACTCTCTCTCCTTTAGCCTTAGAAGCCTTTAAGGTGCTCTCGTAATCATTAATTAGATTTACAGCCCATTCTTCTAGTTGAGCTAGTTCCTTGTCCATTTACTTAATATGCGATAAGATAAGATGTTCTCTAGGTGTAACGCCAAACGTTTGTCTCATCCACGTGAGCCAATTGTTACTGCCTTTAGCCTGATTACACTTCCAACATGAGGGTACAAGATTTGATGTAAGGTCTTCGCCTCCAAAGCAGCGAGGACGAACGTGATCCAAAGTAAGTTCATGTAGTTCATAAATTTCTCCACAATAGACACATTGACAATCAAAGTGCTCTTTAATAGCACGCCTCCAAAGGCGTTTTGCTTCGGGACTTGTCATGGTTATTAGGTTTTGAAGGTAGTGATCAGGACTAGGCAGAAGAGGTGTCATGCTTTTCTAGCTTTACCAACACGTGCACGGTTCTTTGAGGCTTTTTCCAATACGGTAGACCCATCTTTCTTGTGAGATACATCTTTACCATCTCCGTTACCGTAGGTACCACGTTTGCGATTTTCTTTGTTTAGGTTAGAACGCTTTCTGATTTGAAGCTCGGAGGAGTCATACGCCTTTTGGTAAGATTTATAGTTACCATTAGCGTACTTAGGTCCACTGTATTTAGACTTTCGGCCCATAAAGCCTCCGTTGAACAAGTTCAGGATCTACTTTAGGTAATACATTAGCCAGTTTATCAAGAGGGGAGCCCTCAAGAGCTACCCCATTGATATCATTTTTAGCAAGCCAATCACAAGCTGCTTTAAGGTCTTGTGTACTGGCTTCACCACTTTTAATACGTGCAAGGAACTCAGTAGTAACGAGGTTATGTAACTCGTTAAACATATCCTCGCTAGCTTTTTTCTTAGCCATTTCTTAGTACGATTTGGTCTAATTTATTTTCGATGCGAATCATGTGATCCTCCATCTTTTGAAGAGCCACTGAAAGTTCTTGTTTTTGAACGTAGTGTTCAGCAACACGTAGCTCTATCTGATCTACACGTTTATCGACTTCACCGATTTTAGTGTAAAGTCTATTATGGACAGACACAATAGCTGTAAAGAGAGCTATGCCTGCTGCTACTCCTGCTTCAATCATGCTGCTCCATCAACCGAATGAGTTTCTGTGCATAGACTGGATCTGTGGCGTAACCTTCTTTCTTAAGGAGGTATGCACAATCTTCACGAGAGGTGGCTCGGTTGACGCCTTTATAGCCTTTGTAATCTTTGTACCACTGTGTGACAAGGTGATCTACACAGTCGTATGGAGTAGCGAAGTCTTTGAAGGAAGCTTTAATAGTCACAGGACCATTACCATAATCTTCCCAGGTGGTCTTAACAGTACCAGTACCTTTAATACCAAAGAAGTTATTCTTACCGGATAGTGCTGTACCAAATGCACTCTCTAGTGCCCATTGTGCAGCGACTACTTCTGGGAACTTAGCACCGGCTGCCTTAGCTGCAGCTTCAATGCCTTCCCAAGTATTAGTAAATTGTTGAGGAGCTACAGGAGTAGGAAGACGCCACAGCTTTACCCACTCCGCATCATCAGACAAGCCATAAGACCCCAGAAGACGCTCTAGAGCCTCAATGGCTTGCTTTTGATGAGGTAGCCCCTTGTAGTTTTTGATAACATCAAGAAGCTTGATACTCATTTTTGAAATGTATCCTTAATTGATTGAATCTTGTCGTCTTCAGTGCGGTGAGGTTTGATTGCTTCCACACCACGCAGCAGTACTTGTACGATGCTGTTTTCACGCAATTTAGAGGCACCAATAATCTCGGAACCAATAAACAGTGCAAAGAATGCAAGTGCCTCGTAGGACACTTTAATGCCAAGGATGGTAATCATTTGGTTTACCTATAGGTAAGGTGTATCAAGCCCAGGGGATACCTGCAGCTTTAGTAGGAGCAAGCTTTTCAGCAATCTGTGCATCAAGTGCTTCTTCGATTTCAGTGACTTTCTCTTCCGTGAGTTGATCACGCACCCACTGCACTACTGTTTCTTTAGTGAGGGTGGCATAAGGGATGGCAGACTCGATGGGTTCAGGGGCTTCAAAGCCAAGAGACCCATAGGCACCGGCTTGTTCACCATCCTTATAACGAGTAATAGTGTAGTGAACCGTGTAGACAATACCATCGGAGACAGTACGCTCCATGTTAGCGATGTCGATTACGGTGAAAGGAAAATCAATACCAGGGGTAGTCATGATTGTTGTTGTTGTATAGATAAAAGAAAAGGCACCCCGCATTGGAGTGCCTATGTGTAGGTGAGTAGAGAAGGGGACTTAGATGCCTGCCGCAGTTAAACGAGCCTCAAGACTTTCGATCTTGGCAACAGCTTCCTGCAACGCAGCAGTCAGCAGCGGCACCAACTTGGATTGGTCGATGCCTTGGTATTCAGGATTGCCCTCATCGTCCACTGCATCCTTCTCGCCAGTGATGGCTTCAGGAACAATGTTCTGCACCTCATGAGCCAGGAAACCATCAACAGTCTTGGTGGGATCCGCGATGAAGTTGAAACGGCTGGGCTTCAGTTGCTGCAGGCGGGTGATGCCGTCAGTGACAGCGGTGACATTTTCCTTGAGGCGATAGTCAGATGAGGTGTTGTAGGCGGTGGCGGAACCACTCGTAGTAATGCTCCCAACTACGCTGGTGGCAATGGTAAATATCTGACAATACCTTGTCGCTGTAGAGTCGGTTGCAATTTCAATACCAGCGTTTACGCTAGATGACGAGGAGTTTGTAAGTATGGGAGGTACGCCACCAGCGGCCCTGCTAATTGTTGTGTCGGGCGCAGTGCTAAAAACACAACGACCATCAGACTTAAGTGTAATACGTGTTGTCGGAGAAGACGCCCCATCCGCCGTTGTAGAAAATACGAGGCGGCCTGGCATGTCATTAGCGCCGGGGGTGCCGTCGCATTGTGCTGCAACACGACAAGAGTCTACAAAGTTTGTTCCGTCGCTTCCTTGAAAGGAGATTACTCCATAACTGTCGCCATTCTGAACTAGAGTATTTGATCCATTACTTGTTCCTCTTGATTTTGCAAGTACAAGAGCGCCACTAGAAGCATCAGCGCTATTTCTTATGATACTAGAGTTACTCGTTGGTCCGTTTGTCCCTTCTAGTAGTACCGATGGCGCAAGGCCTCCTGAATAAAGATTGCTACGCGCACTAGACGTACCAACTAAGAGCCTGCCGGAGCTGTCGATGGTTGCTCTAGCTGTAGGGCTTGCTGCTCCATCCGCAGCAGTGGAGAAGATCAATCTTGTAGGACCATCTCCTGTTGCCCAATTTCCATCGGCAACTGCGATGATTTGCGCACCGTTCTGCGACGCAGCATCACGGAATTGCAAATAACCAAGAACATTGCCTGAAGTCGGATTTGTTGTTCCAGTTTTTATTGACACAATTCCCGGACCAGAAGCTGAGCTTGAACTGCCCTGGAAAGACGCTGCAACACCTGCAGACTCACTAGACGTGCCAACTAAAAGGCGTCCTGAACTATCGCACCTGAAGCGTTCGTTTAGGTTGGTATAAAAGGCCAATGTGTTGTTGGCAACGCTGTATCGGATTTGTCCTGCTGCGTT